ATCAAATCCGTAAGGCTCACGAAGACTTTGATGATCTTCGAGCTTCCGATGAGTTTCATAACTGGGCTGAAGAACAGCCTAAGTGGGTACAAGACGCACTCTATGAAAATGCAGATGATCCTGCATCAGTAGTACGTGTCATTGATTTGTACAAAGTAGATAAAGGCCTTACTAAGACTGCAAAGAAAGAGAAGGCCAAAGAAGCAGCATCTACAATTACTCGACGTACTAAGACAGACGTAGATGTAGATGATGCTAATGACGTAATTCGTGAATCAGATGTAGCTAAAATGTCTGCAAAAGAGTTTGAAGCTAAGTCTGATGATATCAACAAGGCTATCCGTTCGGGTAAATTTGTTTACGATGTATCTGGCAATGCTAGATAAAACCTGTTGACAATACTTTAATCAACAGTATAACTATAGGCACAGAGACAAAAGCCTCTTTATGACTACCTTTTGTCTCAACCTAATTCATCAAAAAGTCTAAAACTAAAAAGAACCACCTGTTTAAGTATAGGCCCAGTAGGTATACGGTAGCGCAACTGTGATCCATCTGCACCCTAGAAAAGGAACAGCCTCTTTGTAGGTGTTTAGCTTTGTTAAGCCAAATATCATGGAGGATTTAATCATGGCTTTTGCATCAGCGTCAGGTTACACTAACCTGCCAAACGGGAACTTTTCTCCCGTAATTTATTCCAAAAAAGTACAGCTTGCTTTCCGCAAGTCTACTGTTGTTGGAGATATTACTAACTCTGATTATTTCGGTGAAATCGCAAACCAAGGTGACACTGTTAAAATCATTAAAGAACCTGAAATCTCAGTATCTGCATATGCTCGTGGCACAACAGTCGCTGCGCAGGATTTGACAGACACCGATTTCTCTCTAGTCGTCGATAAAGCGAACTACTTCGCCTTCAAAATGGACGACATCGAAGAAGCGCACTCACACGTAAACTTCATGGATCTTGCGACCAACCGTGCGGCATACCGCTTGGCTGACCAGCATGACCAAGAAGTTTTGGGTTACCTATCAGGTTACTCACAGTCAGCGTTGCATGGTGTTGCAGATACAGTTAACACAACTGTTAACGGTACTAAAGCAAACTCATCTGCAGGTTCAGACGAACTTCTAGCAGCTAACAAGTTGGATATGTCAGACTTTGGCAACATCACAACTACACCATCTTCTGGTACAACAGGTGACTCTATTCCTGTCGGTGCTCGTCTTCCAGGTGCAACAGCACTACCAACAGCTTACGTATCTCCAACAATGTTGGTTGCACGTATGGGCCGTTTGTTGGACGTTCAAAGCGTTGACAAAGCGGGTCGTTGGATTGTAATTTCACCAGAGATGATGGAAGTATTGATGGACGAAGATTCACGTCTATTGAATGCTGACTTCGGTGACTCAGGTGGATTGCGTAACGGACTAGTTCTAAACAACTGGAATGGTTTCCGTGTATACGTTTCAAACAACCTACCATCAGTCGGTACAGGTGCAGGTACTACAGGTACTACAGCACAAGACGACAACTATGGTGTGATTGTTGCTGGTCATGACTCAGCGGTTGCAACTGCCGAGCAGATCAACAAAACTGAAACATACCGTGACCCAGATTCATTTGCGGACATCGTTCGTGGTATGCACCTATACGGTCGTAAGATTCTGCGTCCAGAAGCTCTTGTAACAGCACGTTACAACCTAGCTTGATAACTGTAAACTTTGGGGCTGGCTCAATGCTGGCCCCATTGTACTTTAAAAAGAGGATATACTCATGGCAATTACTACAGCAATGTGTAACAGCTTTAAACAGGAATTACTGCAGGGTGAGCATGATTTAGACAACCACACATTGAAGGTTGCCTTGATTAAGGATACACCTACAGGAACCTATGGTGCTGCTACAACAAACTATTCTGACGTTACAGGTAACTCAGATGAAGCTACAGGTACTAACTACACTGCAGGTGGTCAAGCACTAGATAGCCCTACTGTTAGCCTTTCTGGTGGTGTGGCTTACGTTGACTTTGCAGACGAAGTATTTAGCAACTTAACTATTTCTGCTGATGGTGCTATTATCTACAACAGTAGTGTTAGCAACAAAGCTATTGCAGTCTTTGACTTTGGCGGCACAGTGACATCAACATCTGGTGATTTCACTATTGTGTTCCCAACCAACGACTCTTCTAGCGCAGTAATACGTATTAGCTAAACTAAGGTATAAACAATGGCATTAATTATTAAGGATCGTGTCAAAGAGATCACGACTACTACAGGTACAGGTGATGTATCTCTAGGAGGAGCCTCTGCGACATTTGACGCATTTCAAAGTGTCATGTCAAATGGTGACACAACCTTTTATGCCATTGTGCATACCGCTTCAGGTACAGACGAATGGGAAGTTGGTGTAGGTACGTTTAACACAGGTAACACCCTGACACGTACAACTGTCTACGCTGGCTCAAATGGTACTTCTGCTGTTAACTTCAGCAGTGGTAACAAAGACGTATTTATGACATACCCTGCGAGCAAAGCTGCTGTAGCAGGAGAAGATGTCACGTTTGCAGACGTTACTGCAACAGATATTACAGCCACAGGTACGGTAACCCTATCAGGTGATCCCACTTCGGCATTACAAGCTGCAACAAAAGAGTACGTAGACACGATTGCTGCTGCAGGTTTGCATTACCACGATCCAGTACGTGTTGAGCGTGAAGGTAACCTAAGTGCTGATTACGATAATGGTACTGCAGGTGTAGGTGCTACACTTACTAACAACAGCACA